TCTGAAGCTGTCATCATCAATTTTTCCATCATTCACGGCGCTGCTTAAACAGGCAGGGACTTCGGTCCCTGTTTTCAAATCATGGTCATTTACCTCACACATTTCCTGCACGGTGCCAAGGTTGCGATCTCTGACACTGAGGCCGCAGCAGATGAAATAAATGGTTGGGTGCGATACAATCCCGACACGCCTTCGGAACCTGAAGAAGCGGTCAACACACTTGTGGCAAAACGCAAATACACCCGTAAGGCTGCTGACGAGGTGATTACCGAAGGAGTCTGACATGGCTGTTTACAGCGCCGGTGACCAAATCAATCGAGCACTTCGACTGCTTGGCGTTCTTGCCGAGGGTGAAACACCGTCTGCTGCCACATCCCAAGACGCCTTGATGGCGCTCAACCAGATGATCGAGAGCTGGAACACTGAGCGTCTGGCCGTGTTTGGCACCCAAGATCAAGTCTTTCTGTGGCCTGCTGGTGTGGGCAATCAGACCCGCACCCTTGGCCCCACAGGTAACTTTGTGGGCCTGCGCCCCATCCTGATCGACGATGCCACATACTTCCGAGACCCCGGCACCAATGTGTCGTTTGGCGTCAAGCTGATCAACCAGCAGCAGTACAACGGCATTGCGGTCAAGACCGTGACCTCCACTTATCCACAGGTCATGTTTGTGAACAACACGTTCCCAGATGTGACCATGACGATCTACCCCGTGCCCACACGGCAGCTTGAGTGGCACTTCGTCTCGGTTGAAGAACTGAGCAACCCTGCCACATTAACGACTGAGTTGTACTTTCCGCCAGGATACCTGCGGGCGTTTGCCTACAACTTGGCGATGGAAATCGCACCCGAGTTTGGCGTGGAGCCTTCGCCACAGGTACAGCGCATCGCCATGACAGCCAAGCGCAATCTGAAGCGCATCAACAACCCAGATGACGTAATGTCGATGCCGTACGCCATAGTGTCGAACCGTCAGCGGTTCAACGTGTACAGCGGCAATTACTAAGTACTTGTTTATGAAGTCTCCTATACTCGGAAGTTCATATACGGCTCGCAGCGTCAACGCTGCCGACAGCCAGATGATTAACTTGTTCCCAGAAATTGTCCCCGAGGGTGGCAAAGAGCCTGCGTTTCTGAACCGCTGCCCAGGGTTGCGTCTGCTGGTCACCATAGGCACTGGGCCAGTCCGTGGGGTTCGCACCGTAGGCGATTATTTGTACGTGGTGTCGGGCAACTCGCTGTATCGGGTTGACGACTCGTACGCTGTCACGCTGCTGGGGGTGGTCAACGACATTGCGACCCCGGTGTCCATGTCTGACAACGGGATTCAGGTTGTCGTGGCTTGCGATGGCCCGATGTACGTCTACAACACGTTGACCAACGTCTTTGCCCAAGTCACCGACCCCGACTTCCCCGGTGCGCTGACCGTATCGTTTTTGAACAACTACTTTGTGTTCATTGAGCCGAGCAGCCAGAAGGTTTGGGTGACGGCGCTCAACGACCCGTTGTCAGTGGACCCGCTGGACTTCGCCAGTGCCGAAGCAGACCCCGACAATCTGGTGTCGTCCATCGTGGACCACGGGCAGGTGTGGTTGTTCGGCACCAACTCGGTTGAGGTTTGGTACGACTCGGGTGCAGCAGACTTTCCGCTTCAGCGCATCGAAGGCGCGTTCAACGAGATTGGGTGCGCTGCTACGTTCTCGGTTGCCAAGATGGACAACAGCCTGTTCTGGCTTGGGTCTGACCGCCGGGGCAAGGGCATCATCTACCGGGCCAACGGCTACTCGGGCACCCGAGTCAGCACCCACGCCGTCGAGTGGCAAATTCAACAATATTCCGACATTTCTGACGCGGTAGCCTACACGTACCAGCAAGACGGACACTCGTTCTACGTGCTGTCGTTCCCCACGGCCAACGCCACATGGGTCTACGATGTTGCTACCCAAGCCTGGCACGAACGTGCCGGGTTCATTAACGGCGAGTTCACGCGCCACCGCAGCAACTGCCAGACGTACTTCAACAACGTCAACGCTGTGGGCGACTACCAAAACGGGAACATCTACGCCTTTGACATGGAGAAGTACTCCGACCACGACCGTATCCAGAAGTGGCTGCGATCGTGGCGTGCGCTGCCTACGGGTCAGAACAACCTCAAGCGCACCGTGCAACACACGCTGCAACTCGACTGTGAGACTGGTGTGGGCTTGGAAAACGGGCAAGGGTCTAACCCACTGATCATGCTGCGCTGGTCAGATGATGGTGGCCACACATGGTCCAACTACCACCTGGCGTCAATGGGCAGGATTGGGGAATACTTCAAGCGGGTGTTTTGGCGGCGACTGGGCATGACACTCAAGCTGCGAGATCGCGTGTACGAGGTGTCCGGCACTGACCCGGTGAAGGTTGCCATCGTCGGCGCTGAACTGTTGCTGGATGGAACCAATGCCTAACACTACGCCCCTCCCGCCCGAGAAGCACTTACTGACTCTCGGACAAACTTCGTCAGCCGCCCGTGGTACATGTTCTTCCAATCGCTGTATCAGAGTGCGCAAAACGCAGTTCTGAATTACATCGGGGCTGTGCCCCCGTCTGACGGGCAACTGTTGCGGTATGACGCTGCGGGGCAAGGCTGGACCAACTCGGTAGGTGCGACAGTTGACGCCACGGGTAACGCTACATTTAACGCAATTCGCGTCACATCTGAGCTTCCCACTGTGGCACCCGGTGCCTCTTTAGAGCACAGTATTTTTAATGTCACTACCCTAAGATCAACCGGTTCCGACGTAAGCTCGTACGGTGAAATTCAATTTGTAATGACTAACAGCGATGGCACGCTGGCAAACATTGCTTATTTCGACACTGTTGGCAACTTTTACACACCTAGTCAAATAGCGGGTGGGTTTTTACCTAACGGAATTAACACTGCAAACCAACAATTGGACCGCTACACCGTGGTTCAAAATACAATCAGCGCCAACATAACAATGACAACCAGTGTGGCAACGTTTGGATCACGCGCTGACATCATCATTGTGTCCAGCGGTATAACCTCACGTACGGTGACATTTGGCACTGGGTTTAAAACAACCGGGACGTTGGCCACAGGCACTTCAGATGGTAAATTTTTTGTCATCTCGTTTGTCAGCAATGGCAACTTCATGATTGAGACAAGCCGCACAGTGGCGATGTGACCCAAAGGACAACTCATGGCATTCAACCTTTCAGCATTTGCGGGCGCAGGCGCTCAGTTCTTTGACAGCAACGGCACCCCGTTGGCCGGGGGTCTGCTGTACGTGTACACCGCAGGCACCACGACCCCGGCCACCACTTGGACCACCAGTGCGGGGACTGTCGCCAACACCAACCCCATCGTGATGAACGCTGCGGGCCGCACACCCTTCGAGATTTGGCTTAACAGCGGCGTGACCTACAAGTTCGCCCTGTACACCTCGACCAACGTGCTCATTGGCACGTACGACAACATCCCTGCAATTGACGACCCAACGGTGTTCAACAACCTGATCACCGTCACCGGCACCAACACGTTGATCGGCACATCGGTGCCCCCGTACACGTCCTACGTTGCAGGCATGACGCTCAGTTTCGTCCCCGCCAACACGAACTCCGGTGCGGTGACGCTTGATCTTGATGGCTTGGGTGCCAAGAACGTGTTTGTGGGTTCGTCCACCGCACTGTCAAGCGGTGACTTGGTGGCGGGCCGGATTGCACAGATTCAGTATGACGGCACACGGTTTCAGTTGTACCAGTCCACGATTGCTGACGGTTCAATTACCACTGCCAAGTTCGCCAACGATGCAATTGCCCCATACGCAGGAAATGTTGTGGGAGTTGTTGCTCTTGCCAACGGTGGTACAGGGGCGAATAGCGCCGCACTCGCACGCATTAGCTTGGCTACTAACGACGCAGCAAATATAACCACTGGCAACCTTGCCGCAGCACGTATTACCACCGCACTCAACGCTTCAGGTTCAGCGCCTATTTACGCTGCTCGGGCGTGGGTGAACTTCAATGGCACCGGCGTGGTGGCAATCAGGGCCAGTGGTAACGTGACAAGCATCACGGACAACGGCACTGGTGATTACACTGTCAACTTTACGACAGCCATGCCGGACATAAACTTTTCAGTTGCGGGATCGGCGGGTATCGATGAAATCTTAAGCGGCGACTCAGGCCGATTGTTTTCCGAGTTTGGTA